CCTGCCTTCTAGACGCCTGCCGAGCTATTCTCTCGGTGATTTGAGTAATGGTCTTAAGTTCTTGCTCTCCCATATAGAACATCCGCGTGACTTTCTTATGGTATTCTCCTAGTTTTGGTTCTGTTCCTACCAAGTATCTGGCATCAGCGTTGTTTTCCACAAACATCTTCAGGTCCTCTTCCGGGATCTCTTCTGGATTATTTACACCAAATGATCTCTCAAAAGCTTCATGGGCTCGGATCACTCTCTCAAACCTCTTTATGGCTGCTTTAGTATCCCAATTTGCTGTACCTCTTAGAACGCTGGCTGCATCATTGATCGTAGTTGCATCACGAGTGAAGTCCGGCATTCTTGATGTTCCTTGCCCATTTGACCAAGCCAAGCTCTCCTCTAAGTCCTCGGCAGTAAACTCAGGGCTTACTTGTGAGGATTTATCGCTAGGAGCCAGCAATATATCTGAGGGCGACGTCATGGTCCTAACCGGTAGGAATCTAACTGAACTCCAGGCAGCACTGCTCATTTCGCACACCCTGGAGACCACGCGTTGTGTTCTATTAGCCATATCTGCTAGGGTATCACCTGTATCATTAATTGATTCAAGCCGCACATCATGCTTTGATAGAGCGAGACTCCTATATATGGTCCTTTTCATGGTTCCTCGAAATCGTGGTAATAACCTGGGGTTAACAGCATTAGGGGTGGATAATCCAGTGATGTTGGTGAAACACGCATGTAAGTTGGTGTCTGGATGCGGGATTGCTTTGTAAGTGTTCATCATGTTGATGGAATCAATATTTGACTTAAAGGCTGAGAGCATGAAGGAGATAATCGGAGCTGCATATTCCCTCCTGTCAGGGGCAAGTACGGATGCAGCTGAGGCCCCCATATCGAGTCCTAATACACGACTCTTATCAAGTCTTGCAATCATTACAGTGCGAGCTCCTTTAAGCACCTCTCCTAAGAAGTCGACATCATTAGATACCACAGGCCAAATTTCGTCAAGAAAATCCTCCATGAACTCCATTGGCGTAGATCGGAGACTGGTGGATGGAAGAGTGAATAGAATATTCGTCCAAGTTTTTAGCATGGCTGATAATTTCTGGACATGTTCAGCGGAGATTAGGTGAACCTTTCTATCAACGCGAATGAGGAGAACTCTGCCTAAAGACATTACTGATAGGCAATGCGACTCCTCAGAAGATAAGAAGGAGGTAGTTGGAATAGCGTCCTCATCAAATCCTGACTTCTTCCAGTCATCATATTTCTTGTTGAATCTTCTATGTGCCTCTTTGACTTTCTCTGATAGGTGTACTTCTAAGATCTTCAAACCTGTTAAGTCACTACGCAGAGATGCTATTTTGGCCATAAGAGCTGACTGATCCAAAGTGCC